CGTCGCCGTCGTGAGATCGAGCGTCGCCGCGAGCACGCCGGTCGTGCTCATGTCGGTCGTGATGCCATTGGCGAAGAACTGCTGGACGAGAGCGCCACGCGAGGCGCTCACCTGCACGTTGTACGTGATGTCTGGCATGGGGAGCCTCCTACGCGGGCGGGGAGCCGAAGTAACTGTTGAAGTCCACCTCGCGATGGACCCGACGCGTCAGGATCGCGGGAGCGCCGAGTGTCTGGTTGCCGCTGCCGTCGAGTCCGACCGGGCCGGGCGAGGCGACCCACTCGGCGTTCCTGAAGTCAAACACCATCGCGCGGCGCTTCTCGCTGCCGCTCAGAAAATTGAACCCCACGTCGGGCAGTTGCAGCGGCCACCCCGTTTGGCGATAGAGGATCTCGACCTTGACGGCCCAGAAGCGATAGAGCGTTCCGCCGTACTCTTCAAACTTGAGCTCGCCCGAGATGCCTTGGCACTTCCAGCAGTGCGTCGCACCACCGATCCACGTCGTTGAGTTGATCGTGTTCGTGATCGCGATCGCCAGCGATGAAGGGAACGTCGCGAGGTTCTGCGCGATGACCACCTTGCACTGCGCCTCGTCTGAGGTCAGCGACTCGAAATAGTCGAAGGCCGAGTTGGTCAGCGGCTTCGTGGATGCGTTGCCCGATTGATCGTAGTAGAAGAGCGCAGGCACCGTCGCGCCCTGCGTCGTGAACGTCCACAATGCCGGTCGGCTTGTCGGTGCCGCGAGTTGGTCAAGACCGCCGCTCGGGAAGCCATACTTCGCCGTGACGAGCGAGTGGTACTGCGAGCCTTCGTAGTTCTCTTCGTACTCAATCTCGACGCACCGCACGTCGGCGTACTCGGGATGAGCGCTGCCGATGTCAAGCGACAGTGCGGCGGCGACTTGGTTCGCCGTCGTCGCCTGCCCAGACGCGTCGTGCGTGATGACGAACTGCCGCGTGAGGTCGCGGGCCTCGCCGAGGCGGAACTTGTTCGAGCGCGGTAGTTCGCGATGGTGTGCGACGCCCATCAGCCGACTCCTCCACCAATCTGGACGACGGGACCGGCAAACTGTGCCGAGATCGCCACGAGCGTGTCACGTAGTTCGGTGAGCCGCCGCGTCTGGAGCCGCGCCTCGATGAGCGCCGGGTCTTGCTGATTGGCGGCGAGGCTCAGGAAGAGCGCCGCGCCTTCGGCGGTGCGGATGTCGTTGCCTTGGATGACGCCCGAGCCCAGCGTGTTGAGCTCGCGGATGCGGGCGACCTGCCGCTGGTTCTCTGCCTCGACGGCCTTCGCCTGCTCTTCGAGGTACTTCTGCTGAGCCTGCTGGGCTTGTTGCTGTTGCTGCTCCAGTTGCTTGAGGTACTGCTCCCTCTGCTGCCCGAGTTGCTGCTCCAACTGACGACGACCGCTCGCGATGTCCCGCTCCTGTGCGGCGACTTGGTCGAGTTGCCCGAGGCGGGCGATCCCGGCGTTGACCTCCTCCTGGTTCCCGGCAGCACGGGCCGCTTGAACGTCAGCCTGGACGCGCCCGATCTCTCGTTCCAGTGCGGCGAGGTTCTGTGCCGCCGTGAGGCGTTGCTGATCGCCACCGAACCGGGCGAGGAGGAACCGCTGATCGACGAGTTCGTTGACCTTCGCCCGCTCGTCGGCGACCGCCTTGACGTTCGCGATCTCCTGCTCGAAGAGTTGCTGCTGCCGGGCGACCTCGGCCTCGAACGCCTCGCGGTTGAGGATGCCGTCACGGGCCTGCTCTTGGGCGGCGGCGATGCCATCTTGGAGTCGTGCGGCGGCTGCGTTGCCAGCCTCGCCGAAATGTGCGGCCTGCTCGGCGAGACGGTTGAAGTTGCCTCCGACAGCGGCGAACGCCTTTTCAAAGCCACCCTCGAACCCTTGTGCGGCGGCTTGCAGTTGCTCATCGAGTTGCCCTTGGAGCAGACGCAGTTCGTCGAGCCTCGCTTGAGCGGCACCGCTGTCACCGGCACCGGTCTCGGAGATCTCCTGCTGGACGCGGGCGATCTCGCGCTCCACGGCCGACAGGTCGTCGATGATTTTCTGTGTTGCGTCGGTTGTCTTGAGCAGCGACTCGATTCGCTTGGCGTCGGCGTCAGCCTGCTCGCGAGCAGCCGTCACCGCCTCGGTACGCAGGGCGAGCTCCTGCTGAATCGCCGCGTTGACGCCCCCTTGCAGTTCGTTGATGCGAGCGATCTCGTCTGCCGTGAGCTCGCCGTCTTCTTGCGCCGCAGCGACGGCCGCCTCGAACTCACGCATCAGTCCGGTCACACGGCTGGACTCATCGACGATCCCATTGAAGAACTCGTCGAACGCCTCGCGAGTGGCGTCGATGTTCGTATTCACCTTGAACTCAGGGGATCGTGCCGCTTCGATCCGGCTCCTCATGCCCTCGATAAACTGCTCGGCCGGGCCTGCCGCCGCAGCGTCGCCGTCGGTTCCATTGAGCAACCGATCGGTGGCGTCGCCGACACTAGACGCTGCGTCGATCAGTTCCTGCGCGTTCTGATCGAGTGCCGCCTGGCTCGCTGCAACCAAGTCACGCCCGAACGCTTCGAGGTCCGAGTCAAGATACGATCCGATCGCTTCGAGCGCCTTGCCGAGAGCAAGGGCGAGAGAGTTTCCAGCAATCTCGAACGCATTGAATGCCGCACGCAGCCCTTCGTAGACAATTGTGAAGACTTCGCCGGTCGCCTGAAAAACAGCAGCGGCATCGACGAGCACCGTGGATAGGTCGCCGAACTGCGACACGAACGAGTCGAACACGCCCGCGAGGAACTCGGCACCGTTGAGCAACGTGTCGGTGATCGCATCGGCGATCGCAGTGCCGCCTTCTCCATTAGCGCCGGAGAACGACTCAACGAACGCGAGGAACTCATCGGCGATCGCGGTGACGACCGGCGCGAGATTGCCTGTCACCTGACCGATGATGCCTTCGACCGTCGCCCGCACGAGGTCGAAGGCGTCGTTCATCTTGGCGATGTTCGACACTTGATCCTCGCTAACGATGATCCCGAGACGCTGGGCTCTCGCCGTGAGCTCCTCGACGCTTGCAGCGCCCTCCTTGAACAGCGGGACGAGGGCGGCACCCTGCCGACCAAAGATCTCGACGGCAGCGGCGGCACGGTCGGCTGATGTCGGCAACGCACCGATCGCCGCCGAGATCGCCTCAAACTGCTGCTCGGGCCGCAGCCCGCGAATCTCGGCGAGCGAGACACCCACCGAGCGGAGCGTCTTGTCGAACGTGCCGCCTGGATCAGCCTTGCCGATCGACACGCCGAGTCGAGTGACCGCCGTGGCGAACTGCTCAGTGTCAACACCAGACAGTTTCGCGGCGAGCCCGAGCCCCTGGAGTTGTTGTACCGGCACGTCGATCCGATTGCTGAGATCGTTCAGCGAATCGAGCGACGTGGACACGCTGGACACGAAGCCGCTGATCTGGCCGGTGGCGCTTCGGATCGCACCGCCAAGCAATTGAAACCCATCGACGATGGCACGGCCGATCTGTAGCCGGGAGATGACCGTGAGTTGACGCGAGATGCCTTGCAACGCCTGGTCGTTCGCTCGCGCTGACGTTGTCGTGCGGTCGAGGTCTTGCCGTGCCCTCTCGGTCGCACGGTTGAATTGATCCTGCGACAGGCGACCGGCTTCGAGGTGCCCTCGCAGTTCTACGATTGCGGCGTCGTACCGCTCTTGCGGAGTGAGACCCGCCTGAATGATTCTGTTCGCCGCAGCCGTGGCGTCGGCTCGCTCTCGCTCCGCGCGTGCCGCAGCCTCGTTCGCACCGCTCGCTTCTGCGGATGCCCGGTTGTATGTCTCCTGCGAGATCGCACCGGCAGCGAGCAATCGATCAAGATTGGCGAGCTCGTCGGCCCGACGTTCCTCGACCGTAGCGAACTGCTGCGTGATGCGTCGCCCTTCCTCCAAGACTCTTTGCCGTTCCTGCTCGGCGCGCGAGGCTGCTTCCTGCACACCGCTGGCTTGCTCCACGGCACGCGTGTATGTCTCCTCCGAGATCGCACCGGCACGAAGAAGATCGTCGAGTTCAGAAAGCCTCGCAGCGCGTCGCTCTTCGTCCGTCTGGAGCGATGCCGTGATCGCGGCACCTCGCCGCAGTGCTTCGACGCGAGCCGACTCCGCTGCGGCTGCGGCTGCTGCGGCTTCCTCGATGGCACGGTCTTGGACCGCGAGTCCAGCGGCGGCACGCTCCGCGTCCGTCAATCCCTTCGACGCCTGCTCGACCGCCCGGTTGTACGTCTCTTGAGAGATCCGCCCCGCTTCGAGTTGCACGGCGAGCTCGCCCGCCGTCCGCTGGAAACGCTCGAACGGAGTCCGCACCGACTCGGTGATTCGGGCCGCCTCGCGGAGCGCGGCGGCTTCCTGCTCCGACGCCTGGGCGAGGTTCGCGAACTCTTCGGCGTACTGCTGGGCGGTGATCTGCCCGGTCTTCAATGCCGAGTTTAGGAACGCGAGGTCGGTGGCGAACTTCTGCTGTGCCGACGCTGCCGCTGTGCTCTCGCCCGTGAACTGCTCGAAGACGCCGGAGAGCTTCGCCGCCTCGGCACCGAGCGTCTGAAGAGCACGCTCTGCGGGCGTGAGCTTCAACTGCGTCGAGTCCGCTGAGATCTTCAGCGCGAGTCCGAGGATGTTCGCCATTAGTCCACAATCCCCATCTCACGCCGTAGCCGAAGGATCGCCTCGCGGTCCTGCGACTCGTGCTGCGGTGGCCGAGCCTTCGGTATGAAGTCCTCTGCGGTCGGCGGCTTGCCTCTCTTCGGATCGGTGTACGGTGCCATCGCGATCGAGGCGAGCAGTCCTGTCTGGAGCCACGGGTCGGACAGCGGAACGAAGTACCTCGTGTATGCCATCCACTCGCTCAACTCCCGCGAATCCATCCGCTCGCACAACTCGCGAACGGTCATTCGCAGATGCCCCGCCAGCGCGAAGAGGAATCGTCGCGATGGCGAGGCGTTTAGTTTTTTGCCAACTGCTCGACATCGGCCTCCGTCATGTTGTTGTGCTTGAGGGCCGAGTCGAACAGCCGACCGACGACTGCACCGCTGCGGCTCGCCAGCGCGACGACCTGGGTGCGGGTGAAGAGCAATTCGCCCTTCTCATTGCAGAGGCAGCGGGCGAGGTACTCGGAGCGGAAGTTCTCGATGCCGGAATCCTTTTTGCCAATCCAGAGCCGTTCGTAGGAGTCACGCTCGCCGACGCTCATCACGCGGATGTACACGTCGCCGCCCCACTCGGGCACGGTGATCGGTCCCATGAGACCGGCGTCGTTACTCGCAAGAATCTGCTCTGCCGTCAGTGTCGCCATGTGTCACTCACCTCACGATGGATACGTAGCGGTCACGCCGACCGTATCCATCACTTTGAAACGGTGGTCAAATTGCCAGACGCCGTTGAGCTCGCCACGGACCTCGGCACCGAGGTAGACGCAGTCAGCGTCGAAGACCGTGAACGTGCTCGACGTGGCAGTGCCTTGGTCGTCCTGCGCCGTCACGGTGAGACGAGCCCGCACGCCGTACTGGCTCTCGGGGACCGCCGTGCGAGTGAACGCAGGCAGCGTGACCTCGCCCAGGTCGAGGCTCCACCGTGCCGTGCGAGCGGCAGGCATATCGCGGACGAGATCGAGCGTGACGCTACTGACCTGCTGGACGGCGGTGCCGCCCCACGTGACAGCAACTCCCGAGACTCGCGTAGCCATGACGGACCTCCGTCACGGTCAGCGAGCCACGGTGATCGTCGCCTGACCACGGATCGCATCGTTCGTCGCGAGCGTCAGCGTGCTCGACGACACGGTGGCGGCCTTGCCGTTGATCAGCGTAGTGCCGCCGGTCGTGATCGTGATCGTGCCCGTCGCCGCGTCGAGGATGATGGTTTTCCCGAGGTAGTCGAACGTGACCGAGCGGCCCGTCCCGCCGTCGTCGGCAGGGATCACGAGCGGACGGCTCAGCGTCGCGAGCGTCTCGCCGGTCGTCTGGCCGAGGTGCCCCACGTCCACGGTCGCCTCGGCGGCAGCGCCGGGGTTCGTGTTCGAGATCACGATGTTGGTCACCGTGTAGACGGTGCCGAACAGGTTGAGGACCGTTCCGGCACCGTCATGGGGAGTCGAGGGATTGCTCACGGATCAGGTCTCCTGCCAAAGGATCGTGTACGTTTGCGTCACCGAAAACACCGGAGGCAGGTCGCCACCTGCCAGCTGTACGAACCCGTCCTGCTCGTTCTGCAAGGCGACGTGTCGCACTGATACTGAGGATGACACGGCGGTCCCCCACCCATCCAGTTTCGACCGGCAGGCGTCAGCCAGTTCCCGCACCGCCTCATAGGTCTCGGCGTAGAGCTCCAAGGCGAGCGTCACGACCGGCAGCCCGCCACGGGTATTGCCGAGCGTCGTCTCCCGGGTGACCGCCTGACGCCGCCACGTCGCCAGCGGGAGAGCCGCCGAAGCCGGGGCGAGGACCGGGTAGATCCGGGTGCCGATGATCGCGGCCACCGTCGCGTCGGCGAGCAGTGCGTCGGCGACGGTCTTTTCGGGACTCTTGAAGGACATCACAGGTTCCCCGTGGCCGAGCGGGTCAGCGTGCTCAGGGCACGCTCCAGCGAGATCCGCAACTCACGCGAGAGGATCTCGGCGACCGTGGTCGAGGTCTGCTCCCACGTCGTCTTCAGCGGCGGCTGGCCGAGGATGCCGCCAGCCCGCAGACCCTTGATCGTGATCGGCGTAGAGGATCGCTTGAAGAACGCCTGCGGGTACCCAGGCTGCGTCTCGACCCGCTGCCCTTCCTCGCCTCGCGGCGGTCGCGGTGTCGGCTTGAGCTTGAACGGCCCCAACTTGTTGAACGACGAGGCGTAGTAGGCGTTCTGCCCGCTCACCTGGTGAGCCCGCACCGTCGTGACGCTGCCGCTGCGGTTGCGTCTGGTGTGCGACTTGCGGGCGTATGGCGTGTTCGAGAGCTTGTCGATAACAGTGTCTTTCGTGCCTTGCTCCAGCCAGAACTGGTGGAACGCACGGTCCGATCCTTTGCGAACTCGACCGCCCTGGGCCGACTCGCTCGCACCCTTCCCCGCACGCTTGTAGCCGAGCAGCCCGACCGCGTTGCCGTCCTTTGAGTACCGCACGATTTTCACCGATGCCGCACGCTTGAGGTTGCCGGTCGGTCCCTCGGGCGTGTTTTGCTTCAGACGCTCCAGCGCTGGGGCGAGCGCCTTTTTCAGCGCTTCTTCGATGATGCGAGCCTTTTCGGGCGGCTCTAGGATGCGACCGATCGCCGCCTGCAACTCTCGCAGTTCGGCGATCTCTGCCGTGATCGTGATTCCTGCGGTCGCCATCAGTCGATATCCTCCACGCACAAGAGCTCGTGCTCGGTGCGGTTGTTGTGTTCGAGCAGGCTCGTGATCTCCAAAATCCGGCCACGCCACGAAAGACGCATCAGTTGCGTCAGCCCCGTCACGTATCGCATCCGCACACGGTGCGTCACCTCGGTCTGCTGCTGCCCGGACTGGAGCACCTCGCGACCGGATAGCCCCTCAACGCTCGCCCATACCTCGGCAAACGTGCCCCACGTTTGCACGGTCTCGCCGATGCGATTCCGCGTGGCTGTCGCCTGCTGGATCGTGACTCGCTCACGGAGCCGACCCGGATCAATCGCCATACATCACCAGTGTGTAGGACGACGTGCCAGCGGTTGCATCCACGCTCACCTGCAGCGAAGTCTCGGTCGATCCGACTTCCGACACGGCACCCTGCTCGGCACGCGACATCACGAGCGGCTTGCCCGTGGCACCGCCGACGCACCTCACGAGCGTTGCGCCGGTCGCTGAGAACACGACCCGAGAGACCGACGAGAACGATACGGCAGAGCCCGACGCCGCCGTGTATCCAGGCGAGGCGAGCGTGATCGTCACGGCTGACGTGCCGCACGTGCCAGAGACGACGGCGATCTTGCCCGACGTGTACTCGTTCGAGGTCTGGAGCGACACGACCTTCGTCGAGGACACGCCGGTAGCCGACGCCGTGTCGGTGAACTGCGAATCGACGATGATGCGTCCGTTCACGTGTAGCTCCCCCACTTCACGCTGTCGAGCAACGCCTTCACCCCGAACGGCATCTCCGAGAGAGACACAGAATCGGCCGCCATGCGTCGCTCATACCACTGCCCGACAAGCATGAGGATCGCCGCCTTGACCCTCGGCGAAACCTTGCTGCCGTCGTCGCCACGGCCGCCCCACCACGTGACCGTGACGCTGCCGTAGTCGAGAAGGTGGCTCGGCCACGATCCGGCGTAGAGCGTTCGCAGCGTGCCAGGCTTCGCGTCCCGATCGACGCGGTACTCGGTCGTCGAGAGCGTCGCCGTGTTGCCCGCCTCGCTCGCGGTGTAGACGATCGACACCGCCGTGCGTCCGGCGGTCTGGCTCATCGGCGGGCGGGGCAACTCGATCACCGCCGGAAACGCATCGAGCCGCATTACGTACTGCGTGTCCACGAGCGTCTCGTCCATGTAGACCTCGCAATATTCACGCGCAGCCGACACGAGAGCAGCGACATAGGAATCGTCGCTGTTGTGGTCGATCCGCAGATGAGCCTTGGCGTCGGCAACGCTGACCGGCTCGACGACAGGCTGCGTGGCGACCTTCAGTGATCGGTATCGCTTGCCGTCATTCATGGCGTCGCCCCCTGCGTCGTGGCGTCACGTCTGCTCGCTCCGCGACAGGCTCCACCGCTGCCGTCTCGATCAGCGACTGCTGTGTCTCGCGTTTCGCGTAGCCCCATGCGAAGAGCCTCGCGGCGAAGGACTCATCCACCTCGACGAGCTCGCCCGCCTTGTAGGCACCGTATGCACGATTCATCCTCACTCTGATTGTCGTCACTCGCCGACCCTCCATGCAGTTTCGGGCGGTCGCTTCGTCCGCTGCCACGCGGTGGTGTGCTGAAACACCGGACCCGAGAAATCCTTGCTCGGCCACGAGATGACGTACTCGCCGTGACCAATCACGACGCGTGGCGTGATGAAGAGGCGGTTGCCGCTCGCCCTGAATTGCCGCCAGAACCAGAGATCGTCGTCGATTCGCCCGTCGCCCCAGCCGCCTTCGGCGTCGGGCTTGCTGTGGAACCACGGCTTGAGCGTTCGCCTGAGCGCCCTAGTGGAGATGATCGTGCAGCCGAAATGCGCGGTATCGACCTGCTGCACAGGCTCGGCGAACCACGACAGCGGGAGTTCGGTTTTGCCGTCGGCGGGCGGGTCGTCCATCGTGTCGAGCAACGTCAACATCGGACGCCCGTCCTCGCGTTTCGCCTGGATCGGGGCGAGGGCATCGCACTGGCAGGTCATGGCGAGGGCGAAGAGCCGCTCGACATCGGAGCGTGTCACGAACGTGTCGTAGTCGAGCGTGATGATGTACTCGGTCTTGTCCGAGAACTCCTCAAGCATTTTGGTCAACACCATCGACCAGAACGCACCCTGGCCCAGCGTCGGGCGGATGTGCAGCGGCATGAGGCTTTCGATGAACGCGAACACGTTCGTGAGCGGCCCAAACCTTGGGGCCGATAGCACCGCCTCGGCACGAACTTCGACCGACGTATCGCCGACCTGAACGATCACGCGTCACCCTCCAAAGCGAAACGGCGGGCGGCTCGTCGCCACCCGCCGCTCACTGTGTCGGTCGTGTCAAGCCGGATCAGCCGCTGACCGTGGCGTTGACGCCCTTCTTCGATGCGGTCACCGGACCCTCGACGCCCATGCCGAGCCGGGCGACCGTGTAGACGGTGCCGGTCGTGTAGGGAGTCGCGGTCAACTTCAAGTACCGCTTTTTCCCACGGCAGTCCACGTCCATCCGCACGACCACGTCGCCAGCGGTGGCGGTCGGCGTCGGGATCGTGAAGCCGCCGGTGCCGCCACCGACGAACTCGGTGACGTTCGAGTAGGACGAGTTATTGTCCGACTCTTCGAGCTTGAGCACGGTGAACGCCGCCTGGCTCGTGTAGCCCGCGTTCGCCCACGGCTCTTGGCACACGTCGAGCGACACGTAGTCGTAGCCGAGCGTGTCCACGGTCAGCGTGTGGGTCTGCGCCGCCGTCAGGTTCTCACTATGGCCGACGACGGACTTCGTGGCTTCGAGATGGTTCACTGTTCAAATCTCCTCGGAGGGTTGAAAGTCAGTCGGATCAGCCGAAAACCAGAGCGATGACCGGACCAGCCTTGGTCGCCGAGCCGAGCGTGTGGACGCTGACCGCGAACCTAGTCGTAGCGATCGTGCCGGTCTGGTCGAATTCCGCGTAGCGTTCGGTCAGCGTCTTGACCGCAAGAACGCGACGCTCGCCGTAGAACGCTGCCTGGCTCAGATCGCCGAACAGCGCCGCCACCTTGCCGGTAGACGCACCAAGGTCAGCGTGCATCGAATGCACCTTGTTGACTTGGTATCCGAGGAACTGCTCGACCCCACCAGCGGCCACCTCGGCCGAAGCATTGCCGCCCGGAGCCGAAGAACCGCCCGGGAGCATCTGAAGCCGCAGCATCGCAGCGCCCCACCCAGCAGGCGAAATATGCCACTGAGCATTGCGGGCACTGTAGAGAGGAAGCTTCGCAACCACGTCGATGAAGTCCTGCATGGTCAGGGCACCGAACGACGTGCGGCTGGTCGCCGTGACCTTAGAACCAGCGTAGTCGGCCTTGACGATCTTCGTGCAGACACCTTCGATTCCGTGGTATGCACTGGTCCCGTCACCGATATAGCCCGAATTATCGGCCGCCTCCGCGATGGCCTGTGCTGTCTCGACGGCCATTGCGTCGGCCAGAGAAATCGGCGAGTCTTCGAGCAGAGAATTCGGAATGCGATTGAGCACACCCCAGATGCGGGCAACGAGTTCGACGTTGTCGAACGTCACGTCGCTGCCGGTGATCTCCTTGTTCTCGCCAACCGGGCGTGCGCTGAGGCCGCCGACGCGACGAGGCCAGTTCATCGAATCACTCGGCATCGACACGCGGCGAGCGAGACGAGGGAACGCCCCGAACTCCTCTACCAACCTCAACACCTCGGTAGCAACCGTCGGAGAGGTGAGGACGCCGCCGAGTTCGTTGATGGTGCCAGCCTGGGCCCGGCTCTCAACGTCATAGTCAGCGCACCACCGACGAGCCTCGTCACGAAGGTCGGAGCGACCACGCTCTGCGAGGATGTGGCCGAACACGTTGGCACGCATCTGCATGCCAGCGCGATACGCATCCTCGGCCGAACGGAAAGCCCGGAGCTTGCCATGAACGGAAGGGATCGCGGGGACGGTTCGCTTCTCCACGGGAGCCTCCTCGGCAGCAGCCTTCTCGATCGCCTTGGCGGGAGCACCACGCTCCAGCACGGCACGCAGTTCGAGGTTCTTCGCCTCGATGGCACGCAGCAGCTCGATCTGGCTGCGGAGCTTGTCGGCACGCTCGGACAGCGAGCGAAGCGACGACTCCTCCTCCGCGTTCATCGCGGGGGCGTCGCCCTCGGCGGGAGCCTCGCTCATCGCTTCCATCTCGGCGACGACAGCAGCGAGTTCGTCGAGCAGTGCCTTGATCTTGTCCACGATGCGATCTCCTTGGTCGGGATGCGGCGGCGAGCACGCCACCTATCCACGAACCTACGGAGCCAGACCGGCACCCTTGCAGTTCGACGCGAGGGTCTTTTACTAACCAGTAAAAGCCCGACGACGCACGTGCTCGGAATGCACGACGTGCTTGTCGGTGTGCCCGCAGCGGGGGCAGCGCAGGTAGCGAGTCTGGTACTCGCCTCGTGCCTGACTCGACGCGACGTTGAGGCGAGCGGCGCTGCAACGCGGGCACGTGTCGCCGGACTTAGCGGCCATGCTGCCTCAGGAATTCTTTGATCTCATTGATGCGCCCGATCGCGCCGGTGTGCCTCGCAACGATATACGCCTGCCGCTGGAGGTACTGATCGTAGGACCGCTGGGCAACTTTCACGTCGGCATCCGGGTACGCCGGGAACGTGACCGGCCCGACATCGAGCAGCGAGTCGATGCGGTTGATGACCCTGACGCTGCGACCGTCCTCGACGCTCCAGGCGTCACCGCCTGACGGCACGGTGAACGAGAACGACGAGCCCTTGACGATGCCCGCCCGAATGTTCGAGGCGATGTCGCGACCGTAGGTCGTGTCGGGCACGGGGAACTCATACCGCAGCCCGATCTCGTCCACGCTCATCGACAGCGTGCCGGGATACCTCGCGAGCGGGTAGTTCGCGTCGTGATTCCAGAGGGCGCGAGTCTCCAGCGGCCGTCGCCGCCCGCGACGCTCGGCGACGATGCCGAACGCACCAGGGTCGATCCGCTCGATGAACGAGCCTTCGAGCTCGAGCGACAGTACGCCGAACTTCGCGGCGTAGCCGACGATGTACTCACGCTCGCTGCCGTCGTCCTCGCTGCGGCTCTCGACCGCGAGCAGCGGGACAGCCGACTCGACCTCGTCAATCGCCAGACTGCGGCGCTCGATGTTCATCGTCGTGCTCCTGTCGTTCTCGTCCGCTGCCTCGATCTGCCGCGTCAACTTGCTCGCCCACGCCTGCCCCGGATCGCCACCCCAGAGAGCCCACGCGATCCGGCCCGCACTTGGGAAGCCGTCCTGCCCCGGACTCCATCCCTCGCCCTGCTTGTCCACCTCGTGCCGGGCGAAGTAGCTCGCCATCCGCTTCGCCGTGTCGGGCGAGATGTTCGTCCCGTTGCTCAGGTCTCTCGCTCGGGCAACGCCGACTGCCGTGCCGCCTCGGCCGTATTCGCTTCGCCACGCGAGACCCTTCGCAGCCTCTTCTCGCACGCCCGACGGCGGCGAGAAGTCGATGTGGTCATACCTAGCCGCCACGCTTCCGCCTCCGTGGCTTCGCCCGTGGCTCCTCCGCAGGCGGCGGCTCGGGCAGCGCGTCGATCTTCGTGAGCGTCGAGACCTTGTGTCCGACCTGCGTGTCGGTCGCCCGCCAGCCGCCGCTGACTTCCTCGTACACCGTGATGAGCGCCGCCGGGTCGTCCTCGGTCGCGTCGATCGCAAAGTCCGTGCCGGGCACATCGAGCCGACCGTAGTCCATCACGTGTTCGATGCGGCCACGAGCTCGCCCGCCAGACGAGCCCCACGAGACGAAGTCGCCTTCGGCGACGGTGCCGGGCTCGGCTCGCTCTTCGAGCGACCTCGCGGGGGCGTCTTCGACGACCGGCACTTGCTGCGGCTGCGCATCCGCTGCTACTGCCGGTTGACGCTCGACCACCCCTGCGAGGATCGCGTCGATCTGTGCGGGCGGGATGCTCGGGAATGACGCAGCGATCATCGCTGCCGCACCCTCGCGGGTGACAAAACCGTCGGAGATCGACTGCACGATGGCGATGAGCCCGGTGATCTGGGCACCGTTGAGGCTGACCTCGGCGACCTGGGGCGTGGCGTCCTCAACGACCACCTCCTCGACGACCGGAGCGGGCTCGCCTTCGGCTGCGGCCACGCCGCCCTCGACCGCCTGACCGTCGATGCCGCTGCCCTCTTGCTGCTGGGCGAGTACGTCATCGACCGAAGGCGGTGCCCCGAGCGTGCCCATGTTCAGCGGGCGATACCGCTCGTCGCCACCCTCGACCGGGTTGCGGTTCTCTAGTTCGAGGATGTCGTTCGTCGAAAGCGCTCCGATGTCCCACATCGCCCGGTAGTACGCCGAGCGGCTCGCGGCGTCACCACGCATGAGCCCGCGAACGTCGAACTCGACGAAGTAGCGGTCGTCGTCGCTGATGAGGTCGCGCTGAAACGCCGACTCGAAGCGACGCAGCCACGGGAGGATCGTGTGCTGCACGTAGTCGAGCCCGGCGTGCTCCACCGAGCCTGGGCTCGTCTCGGCACCGAGCAGGTGGAGAGGCACGCGAAACAACCGGGCGATCTCG